GCAATCGTTTTGTAGGCGATATCTACATCAAACCAGCTCGTTCAGTCAACTTCATTCAACTTAACTTTGTGGCTGTTCGCACAGGTGTTTCGTTTGAAGAAATCGTTGGCCGGTTCTAATAAATAGAAAAACAGGAGATATTTAAATGGCATTTTCAGTAAACGAATTTAGAAGCCAAATGGTGGGCGATGGTGCTCGTCCAAATTTATTTGAAGTTTCTATGCCGTTTCCTGGTTTTTCTTCACCAGGAAATGCACAAACAAAACTTACTTTTATGTGTAAAACAGCACAATTACCAGGATCAACAGTTGGTGTAGTTCCTGTTCAATACTTTGGTCGTGAACTAAAGTTTGCAGGCAATCGCACATTCCAGGATTGGGTAATTACGGTCATTAACGATGAAGATTTTGTTGTTCGCAATGCTTTCGAGCGTTGGTTGAATGGCATTAACAGTCATAGTTTGAATGTTCGTAATCCATTAGCTCAGACACCTGGTAGTTACACAGTTGATTCTGATGTTACACAATTTGGTAAAGCAGGACAATCGCTTAAGAAGTATAAATTCTTAGGTGTGTTCCCAACTGATGTTTCACCAATTGATGTTGATTGGGGTTCTAACGATACTATTGAAGAATTTACCGTAACTCTGTCCTACCAGTGGTGGGAATCAGTAGAAACCGGTGTCGTGTAAGAAGAAGGACTTCGGTCCTTCTTTACTTTTTAGGATGATATAATATGGCTGTAACTCTTTTTGGCTTTACACTAGGTAAAAAGGATATTGTTCAGGTTGAGAAACCTGAGCAAGCTTCTTTTTCGCTTCCAACCGAGACCATTGATGATGGTGCGGTTACTATTACTCAAAATGCTCACTATGGTACATATGTTGACCTAGAGGGTTCTATTCGTAATGAGTTAGAGTTAATTACTCGTTATCGTGAAATGTCTAACCATCCAGAATGTGATATGGCAATTGATGAGATTGTCAATGAAGCTATTACACATGATACAGATGGCAAGGTTATGGATATCAATTTAGATAATCTAAAACAACCTGAATCAATTAAGAAAAAGATTATTGAAGAATTTAATAACATTCAAAAAATGTTAAACTTCAGTAATCTTGCTGATGACTTATTTAAACGCTGGTATATTGATGGTCGTATTTACTATCATGTAATTGTAAATGATACCGCACCAAAAGAAGGTATTCAAGAGCTTCGTTATATTGACCCACGCAAGATTCGTAAGGTGCGTGAGATTCAAAAAGACCGTGATTCAAAAACTGGTGCTCAGATTATTAAATCAATTGCTGAGTATTATATTTACAATGACCGTGGTGCGGCAACACAATCATTTACAGCATCTACAAATCAAGGTTTAAGAATTGCACCTGAGTCCATTATTAATGTGAACTCTGGTTTGATGGATGCAAAGAATACATTTGTAATTTCATATTTACATAAAGCAATTAAAGCTCTCAATCAATTACGCATGATTGAAGATGCTGTTGTAATCTATCGTTTGTCACGAGCACCTGAGCGCCGTATATTTTATATTGATGTTGGTAATTTACCAAAAGGTAAAGCCGAACAATATATGCGTTCTATTATGACACAGTATCGCAACAAGTTAGTATATGATGCTAACACAGGTGAAATTCGTGATGAGCGTAAACATTTATCTATGTTAGAAGATTTTTGGTTACCACGCCGTGAAGGCGGTAAAGGTACTGAGATTACTACACTTCCTGCTGGTCAAAACCTTGGCCAAATGGAAGATGTTCAGTATTTTCAAAAGAAGTTATTGCAATCGTTGAATGTTCCAATTTCTCGCCTTGACCCACAACAAGGTGCAGGCATTATGGGTATTGGTAAAACAACTGAAGTAACTCGTGATGAAGTTAAATTTAATAAATTTATTAATCGTTTGCGTAATAAATTTTCTCGTATTTTTGATGATGCTTTGCGTGTTCAATTAGCACTCAAAGGAATTTGTACCACAGAAGAATGGGACGAATTTAAAGAAGCCATCTATTACGACTATAAGAAAGATAATAACTTTGTTGAAATGCGTGAAGCAGAATTGATTCGTGAGCGTGTATTAACAGCAACACAGTTAGACCCATTTATTGGTAAGTATTACTCTAGTAAGTGGGTTAAGAAAAATGTGCTTCGTATGACTGACGAAGAAATTGAAGAAATGGAGAAAGAAATTGAAGAAGAAGGCAGCCAACCCGTTCTTGCTGATGGCGAAGAAACCTCAGCCCAAGCAACCAACGCAGACGCAACAAGTCAAGCCGAGGACAACACTCAGGAAAGCAGCGGCACGGAGTCGTTAACTCCTCAGTTGGATGATGCGGTAAATAAGTATGCTTTTAATATAAATAGGAAATAATGGAGAATACTATGACAACAGAAACATTTATTAATCAGTTAGCTTCTGGACAAGCTGCTGATGCAAAAGAAACATTAGCAGATTTATTGTCTGCTCGTGCCTTTGAGGCATTAGATGCCCGTAAGCAAGAAATCTCAACAGCATTATTTGGTGGTCAACAAGAAGTTGAAGTGCAAGATACTGCGGACACACCAATAGAACAAGAATGAAGTCATTAGAAGATTTTAAAAACATTCTATTAGAAGAAGAAAAATCAGACTATTCAAAGTTTGATATGTTGGTTCGTGCTGGTCTTGCCAATAAGGCACAGATACAGCGTATTCACAAAATCTTAGATAAGATGGGTGAAGAAAAACCAAACTTTAGTCCTGCTGATAGAATGATTGTTCAAAATCTATTCAATAAAATGGTAGATTTAATTAGCAACAATAAACAAATCTTTCAACAAACTCGCCGAGCAGTAAGAGAAGATATTGTTGATACTTCTGATTATAAGATTGATAAAACTGGTCGAAAGTATAAAGCTCACCGAATTAAACTTGGTGATACTACACCAGCAGTAGCAGACGGAACAGTTGAATTAGCAAAAGAAGAAGTGGTGCAGTTAACAGAAGCACAAGACCCTCCTTTTGTATTGGTATTAAAACGTAAAGCAATTCGTTTATATCCTGATGGTACTAAAATTGCTTTGTATCATAATGACCGATTGGATAAAGATTTTGCTGTACCTTATTCAACATCTTCTCAACCTGTTATTCAGGCTGAAGCAGTTGATGCAATGGGTCAACTACAAAAGATTAAAGATAGTCATAGTCATGGCACAGTAAACCATAAAGATGGTTCTGCCAGTAAGGTTGATGTTCAAACTGCTCATGCCGTATTAATGGTACATAAGAGTTTGAATGATGAAAATAAAACCAAGTTTGCTGACATGGTAGCAAGGTCATCACACCATATGCAAAAAGCAGCCAACTTTGCTATTAGTAAAATGAAATGAGCTTTGTTGACCTTATTGGAAAAAACAAACTTATTGAGGCCAAAGAATTTTTATTCAATCGCCTTGATGAGATAGCTGCTAATTATTTGGCAGAAGAAAGAGAAATTATAGGTAGAAATACTTATGTTGAAGTAGAAGAACAATTAGATGAAGCTTCAACGAATGTAATTAAAATGGGTCGAGTCAAAAAGATTCGCCGCCGTATTCGTAGAAATGCACAAGGCAGAATTATTGTTCAAAAGAACATAAGAAAATCTGCAATAAAAGGATTTAGAATATCAGGTAATACAGTTAAAAGAATACCTGCTATTGAAAGAATACAAAAAGCAAGAAAATTAAAAAGGTACTGGAAGACAAAAGGTAAAGCAAAATTGCGTAGAACATTACTTAAAAGAAAAATGTCTATCAGACGCCGCACATCCATGGGAATAAAATAAAATGCCAATAGAAATTTCAAATACATTAAGGTCAGATTCGATTGTTCGTGTTGAGGGCACTGGTACTTACTATGCTAATCTTATTTCTTTAGCAGCTAATAGTAATGAAGTTGTTAGTGCTGCTGACATCAAACGGATTAACTGGTCAACAAACGGTAACATTACTATTGTTCGCAATGGCAATGTAATTGGTACATTCCACAATGCAGGTGAAATTAGATTTGATGAGTGGGCATATTCAATTGCCAATAACAACACATCTAACGTAGTCATTACAGTTACAACTGGCGGAACATTATTTTTAGAATTAAATAAAACTGCTGCTTACACAACACCATTAACAGGAATGTAATATGAAGCTTATTACAGAAAGAATAGAACAAGTTCAGTATATTACTGAAGCTAGTGAAAATGGCAAAAAGAATCTGTATATTACCGGTCCTTTTTTAGTTTACGACAAACCAAATAAAAACAACCGACTTTATACCAAAGATACATTGTCTAAAGAAGTTGGTCGTTACAATGAGGAGTTTGTCAAAACGAATCGTGCCTTAGGTGAATTAGGTCATCCTGATACCCCATCTATTAACTTAGAGCGTGTATCACATAAGATTGTTTCACTTGAGGACAATGGTGAGGCATTCATTGGTAAAGCGATGATTTTAGAAACACCCTACGGTCAGATTGTTAAAAACTTTATTGATTCCGGTGTTAACCTTGGAGTATCTTCTCGTGGCATGGGTTCACTTACGCAAACAAAAGAGGGTTACAACTTGGTTCAAGATGATTTCAAATTGGCAACGGCAGCTGATATCGTAGCAGATCCATCTGCTCCAGGTGCATTTGTTAATGGAATTATGGAAAACAAAGAGTGGTTATTTGTTGATGGTCGTTTCGTAGAGGCCGACATTGATTCAGCAAAAAGACAGATTAGACAAGCATCACGCAAAGACATAGAACAGGTTGCCTTAACCTTGTTTGAAAACTTTATCCGAAAACTTTAATTTTATAAATAGAAAATCATAAGGAGATTCCTAATGGCATCAAACAAA